AGCCCCTCAACACCAGCCTCAACCCTGCTACCAAATAGTTCTTGGAACGAGGCAAGGTCACGCTTAATACGCTTATCGCTCTTAGCTCTTGGGTCGAGTAGTGCGAAAGCGGTTTCTTTTTCAGTACCAGTAAAGGCCGTACCAGCGATATTGAAACCAGTTAGCTTGATGTCGTTGTAGAGTCCAATAACCTCTTCAAGCGGGCTTCCATTCGGAACAATGAAGTCACCCTTGGGTCCGATTCTGATTTGATTTGCAAGTCTAGCAACACCACCATCACCAAACACATTGGAGTCGATAAGTGTGTTTAACTTATCAATTCTGGGGGTAATGAACTTGTATGCCGATATTGCACTCTTGCTCTTTTCGTCTAGTGTTGGGTAATCTAACTTAACTTCTTCTTGGGCGCGTTTGACTTCGGCTGCGATACCTGGTTTTAGTTCAGCCTCAACACCGAGCCTAGCCTGAGTTGATTCCTTCTGTCTCTTGGCGTACTCATCAACGGACATTGTTTCTTTGAAGATATTTGCGTCTGCGGCGATTTTACTTGGGTCGGTAACAATCTCCTGAGTAACAACATTTCTTAAATTGTACTTACCAGTATCATCCCTCTCAACAACGAAAGCACCCTTTTGCTTTGGTTTTAATTCCTCTGTCGGAGCGACCTGTTTAGCCATAATCTTGTTGATAGTGGATAGGGTATCGGGCGACATATCAGTAACATCTAACTGCCCAAGGTCTGATGCTAACTGAGGATTCTTCTTAGATATAAAGGTTCTTAGGTTGTCGTAGTCTGTCTGAGCCTTGAGTGACTTCTGTTCTTCTAGGACTTTCTCTTCCTGCTTCTTAATCTTTTCCTTCAATAAATCCGCAGCCATATTACTGGTTGCAGCAGATGACTGTGAGTATGATTTCGTAAATGCATCCGAAAAACTATCATTGAAGTTTGCCATTATTTAAATAACGCTCCTCCTAAAGCACCACCAGCCGAAGCACCAAGTGGCCCAGCAAATGAACCAGCAACACTACCGAGGATACTTCCCCAAGGACTTCCACCAGACTTCTGTTGTTGGCTATACATACCAGCCTGTGAGCCAAAGATAGATGCGTTAAATGAGTTCAACCCCTGCTGGTATCCGAATATGGATTGCGGGTCGACATTCTGAACCAACTGCCCCGTACCCGTCTGACCCTGCATCTGAGGGAAGCTAGAGATAGGCACTCTACCCGCTGTGGATAGGGCTACGTTGAGTCTACGGTCCTTTAGGGACTGTTTGAGTCTTTGAAGTTGAACGGACTCGTCTATAGAGCCTAATGGACTTATTGCGCCCAAACCTCTTTGGCTTTGACCCGCCCGAACATCTTGTAAGATACCAGGGGCTAGAGCGTCATATTCCTGTTGGTCGGTAGAGGATAGGAAGTTAGCTAAAGTAGATTGTGCGCCCGCAAGCTCTGGGGATAAGCTACGCTCTATCTCGGCAAACTGGGGGGCGTACTGTCTTTGAAGAGCTAAAGCGGCCTCGGCGAACTGAGGACCGTACTGCTGAAGGCTCTGGAGCTGTTGCTCAGAGAACTGCCCACCATACTGCTGTTGAGCCGCTAGTATCTTCGGAAGAGCGTCTATCTGGGCCTGTATAGCTTGAGCCGAAGTCTCCATCGGAGACGGAGCGGGTGCGGGCGGTGCGGGCTGTGGCGCGGGACTATCATCACCCATTAGACACCATCGACTTCTCTACAATCTTCATAAACTTGCTCCTAGGATAGGCTTTTGACATACGACCATTATACTTCTTACGAGTAAAATAACACCACTCTGCGTCTGGGGCGGTTAATAGTATTTTGTCCATTAACTCTGCCATAACAAAGCTATTGCGGGCTTCTGGGTGAATCCATAGGTGGTTAATCCAAATGTATTCGCCGTTAACCTTATCAAAACCCGACTTTGCGACTTGTCGCCATTCGCACAGCCCAATTACATATCCGTTTTCATTTTCAGATACTGTTACCATGTTTAAAGTTTGTTTTAGCAAACTCTCCAAAGTGTTTTATTGCTGCGTTATCGTAAGCTAAAGCGGCCTCAGCTGGCGTTTCAAACATACCAAGACTCAATCTATTGCCTTTGACGGAGATTCTAGCATCCCATCTTTTAATTCTATTTTTATCGGCCCAAGCCCCAGACTTAAAAGATACCCCCTTATATGGAACCCTACAGACTGGCTTAGACTTATTCTGCTTTCTATTTGCCCCGTTCTGAGAGATGGTACAAAATCTTAGATTTGATTTTCTGTTGTCGTGTTTTACTCCGTTGATGTGGTCAATAATACAACCATCCCTCTTACCCATAATTAGACTATGAACAGAAACCTGCCTACCCTCCAATATGATTTTGGCGTAACCACTAGAAAGGAATGGTTTTTTACCCATCAATTTATCGACATCGCAGGAGTCCATTAACATAACAATGTCCTTGATGTAATATCCAATGACTTTGCCTTGTTCGTCTTCAGAGACAGAAACCATTAGGCTTTAATCTCTGTAACTGTAATAGAGGTTGAATAAACACCACCATATTTACGCCCACCAGAGGTACCGTTAACAACGGCATTTGGTGTGGCACAACCAACCCGCATTTTGAATGTTGTTGATGAGGTTGTCCCAGCCGCCATCTTATGCGTGTAATTGATGCATTGGACACCATCGGTAGCACAAACTGTCGCACCAACCGCCAGCGCACCAGCCGTAGTGTCCTGAAACAGTGCAACACCAGTCGTATCGTTATTACCAGTTACAAAGGCGACAACTTCAATTAACAAGACATTTGAAGCGTTTGATGGCGTAATAGCTCTGGTGATGATTTCATCACCCTCTGTATTCTGAGGAATTGAATCATCGTATGGCATGGCCGTGGTGCAGGTTGTCGTGGCCCCAGTTGATGTATTAACTACCTGAAGCACACTTCCACTGAGAGCATTGGATGATGTGGGTGTATAACTAAATGTATTTCGGCTGACTTCAAACCAATTCGTACCATCAGAAACAAGTGTAATCTGGGCTTCCGCAGCACCAGTAAAATTACCCTGAAGCTTGAGGTTGGAGCCATCAACAAGTGAAGCGGTCGAATCAAACTGTAGCGTAACTACTGTTCCTGCGGCCTTTGCAGTAATGGAGGTGATGGCGTTAGTACCAGTAATGTCGAAGTAGTTACCATCATCCCCAAGGGTAATTGCACCAGCAACTGAGGCAACGTCCGCACCCTTGGCTTGCTTGATTATCTTAGAGGTCATTACAAGATTTTGGGCGATAGAACTTAGGTCTAATTTAGAAGCGGCGATAGCGGCGGCAGAGTTAATATCCGCATTAACCACGGAGTCCGTAAGAGACAACTTAGTATAGGTAATGCCCGCACCCGCAGCGATATTTACATTCTGAATATTACCGTTATAGTCCGTAGCTAATGGGTCGACCTTACCATTAAGGACTGATACGTTAATTGTCGCGGGGTCAACGCCACCGCCGATATTCGGGAGGGACACGATAGCCATTAAGACATTCTCCTTAGCTTATACGGCCTTGATAGCCGCGAGCGAATAGCTCGTAGTCGATAAATGTTGGACGCTTGTTATACACAGAATTAGTGATACGAAGTCTTGCCGTAGTACCCTTACCAGCGAACTTAGAGCGGTAGGAGCTGTTATTGGCCTCTGAACCGCCTGTGGTTGTGGGCGTTGTAAAGGGTGTTTGTAGTGCTCCAGAGAGTGTGCCTGTAGAAGCAATGGACGAGAAGCCCGTATGGTCTACGTCTATGGAGTAGTTGTAGTTTGCGTCACTACCAGTCTCTGCGGTGAATCTTACTGGGTCGAATATCTTAATGGTGAACGGCTCTTCAAAGTCGTGTTCTTTAGTAATAATATCTTGAATAATCGCCGCACCATTATCTGTGTTTCCGCTTAATACTTTATAGCAAAGAGATACGGAACGGGCATCCCCACCGATTATGGTCTTTAGATTATCCCCGAATCCGAAAGATGTCATACACGACATATTCCAGACATCGACTGGGATGGTTGTCCATGAGCCATTTGGGTCGCCAGTCTTGGCGGCGGCAAAAGAGTCCCAAATCATCCATTGGTTGGGGATGGTGGATGTACCGACAGGAACGCCCAAAAGGTAAAGTCCGTTCTCGAAAAATCCAACAGAGTTCTGTACCGCGTCTTGGTTGATTTGTTCGATAATATCTCTAATAGGGTCGGAGATAACACCGACCCTGAGCTTGTCGAAAGAGGTGCGAGAAAGCAACCTCACGCCATCATTGGCGAGATATATCTGGTCGTTACCGATGTCGCAAACAGTTCTACCTGCTGGGCAACCAACAACTACGGATAGCGGCTTTAAGTTCCAATCAGTCAATGGCGTTGTGCCATCCATCTGAAGAACAAAGATTGAGTCATCTTTATAGATTATAAGCTCAAACTCTTTAAACATCTTGAGCCAAGTAACTTTACCACCACCACCAGAATTTACTTTAAATACGTTTGTGGACCTATTCCAAGTCTGAGGGTCGAGGGCATCACTAAACCACACATAGTCCCTAAGAGATTGCGTCTGACTTCCACCAGCAAACATACGGTTATTAGCTGTCCACTCGGCAAAGGTGGTCCTTGGGAAGTCGGTGTTGGTATTGCCCTCATCCGTGACTGTAAGAGATGAGTCTATTGAGAATACGTTATCCGTGCCATTAAGAATGAATAAGCGGTCGAGTCCTTGGATAAAGTTTGTGGTTAGGTCTGCCGTTAAAGCCGTAAGACCCGTGATATTATCCCAGGTCAGTGAGTTCGTATTAAGTTCCTGAATCTTTGTATCAATAGCTCTGATTGGTTTGTTGTATGTCGTACCAACAGCGTATGTGGTTAAACCTAGAATGGGTTTAATCTCCAATTCATCTGCCGTAAACGACCCATCATAGATACGCATATCATCAATCTCACCATCGAATGTGCGGGTAGTGGCTAGGTTGTTTCCTAGGTTTAAAGCGATGGCAGAGTCATTAGATATACCATCAACACCAGTGGTATCGGTAGCGTAAGTGGCAATAGTACCGTCAATGTAGATGTCGCCAGACTTGTCGGTATTATAGATAGCATCAACCTTGTGCCAAGCGCCAGTAGATAGGGTTGTTGAGGTAATGACTCTTGTATTGGTTGTAGCGTGACCTACTTCAAAGTCTAATTTAACTGTGCTGCCCGATTGGCCAAAGACAAAGAAACGGTAGCCAACATTTGTGCTTGAGAACTTGTCAAAGATTCGCCCCTCGTCATTTTCTCCATCAGAGTCAACGTATATCCACGCGGATAGACGGAAAGCCCCCATACTCGTAACGTCAATAGAACTGTTGGCTGGTACCGTGATTGTTGATGTAGTTCCATTGAAACTTGCACACTTCCCGAACTTTCCGTCAACATAGGTAACGGAGGTTGCGGTACCCTCGTTTGTAGATTTATCATCTACAGCAGTTGACGCATCAAAAGTCCATTTAGAAATTAATGTAGCGGGGTTGTCTCCAACTGGGGTTTGGCCCTCGCGCTGTTCGACCCTACCCACTTGAGTGATGTAGCTGTTTTCAATTAGACTGGCCTGATTCGCTTTAATGGTAGACGGGTCATCACCTGAGTTCTGACCACCAGTAAAGTCTATCTGTGTGACTTTGGCCCGCTTAGAAGTTAAGACTGGCAAGGTTAGATACCCCAGAAGTAGCGGTCTGGAACCGAGCTATACGCAGCATCTCCGTAATCTGGAACCATTTGTGTAATAAGATTCTTGGGTCGGCGGGAGAACCACAACTCAGTAACAGACTTGGCAAACTTAGATTCTTGGGCCTGGGCCGCACCCTCTTGTCCATCTTCCCAGAGAGCGTCTGAAACAATACCCTCAATAAGTTCGTTAGCACAGGGGATTAGTGGAACATCATTATCGTTAACTAGCGGCATCCAACGCTTCTTATACCAGATGTTAGCCGTGAAAGCGGATGCTGGTGTAGGACTGAGACGAATCCACTTATAATATGGGGACCGTTCATTAGGTGCCAACTTCGCAAGCACATTACTTGACGTAGTTTTCTCTCTGACCGTCACTACACCAGCAAGGTCCTGGAGAGTGCCATCAGAGGTACCAGCGGAGACTACAAGTTCTGCCCCCGAATCATAAGTGTTAGTTGAATCTACTGCGGTTACTCCTGTTAGAGTTAAGCTCTCACTAACCTGGATACCCGATACTTCCCCAGTAATACGGATGACCATAGGCGATACATCACTCGCTGAGGTCGAAAGAACTTGGACTTTATCAGCAGTAGACAGAAGTGCGGATACGCCCTTAGAACCGATGTCGATGTATTTATCAACCTGGCCCGTTTGGACATTACCAGCAACCTCCTCAATAGGAGCCACAAATCTAACATAATCTTGGACCGTCTGTTCAATGAGTTCCTGTCCATGGGTCGCATCCCATATCTTAATAATGCTCTCTAGGTCATAACGAAGGGCGTAATCTCTTGCGGAGGTGGTTACGCTAAGTGAATAGTTTTTAGTGAGTTCGTTCCAAGGAAAAGAACGAAGGATGCGGTCGTAACGAGTCCTGCACCAGTCCTTTACCTTTGGAAGAAGGTCGTTGGCGTTTGCGGTAGATGTGCTGGTGTTCTGAACCATGGCCATAGCTCTAACCTGAATACGCTTAAAAGTGTCGTTTGTCATATTTTAAGTCCAATATGGTAGATATACGGTTGTGCCATCGGAGCGTTTCATGGGAAGCCACCCAGCGTTGTTTGTGCCAGCAGCAGCGTCCTTGGCAACGATAGCAACCGTGCCTGAGCTATTGGCTGTTGGAGCTGTGGTAGTTTTAAACAATGACGCATGGACCTCATCATCAAATCTAGCCACCCCAGCGTCTACCCATAGTGCATAAGAGTTGGTGACGGTAACGTTGGACCCAGTTGTGGGTGCTCCCTGAACATAAAGAGTTGTTGCATTAGTTACGGTTTCAGCACCGCCGCCAGCAACACCGCTTAGAGTATTTAGGGCAAGCCATAAAGCATGAAAGTTTGTAATGGTCGCGCCACTTGCCAGGGCAATATTTGAAGAATCTACAATCACACCATAATGAGTAGTGGCTGTAGCTGCCGCAGAAGCCGAGCCTGGGTACAAATCAATAGACCCTGCGGTTGTTACGCCATTACCGCCAGTTAAAGTGATATTGCCCCCTACTTTTGCGGCCCCGACACCGTTGCCGCCCGTTATGGATGCTGTGCCACCGTTACCGAGCGTATCAGCGTTACCAGCGACAAGAACCAAAGCCCCGCCATTCCCACTAGTAGAGCCACCAGCTCCAGCATATAAAGATAATGTACCGCCAGTACCAACAGGCCCAGCGTCACCAAGTGTAATGTCTAGAAGGCCACCACTACCGCTAGTGGCACCACCGAAACCCGTGTCTATGGAAACATCGCCGCCATTGCCAGTAGCCCCGCCATCACCAGCCGTAAGGTTGACCTCACCCCCATCACCAGTTCCGTTACCAGCCCCAGTATAGACAGAAATGCCAGAGGCAACCGTATCTGCCGTGGCTTGGGCGGTTGTATAGATATCGTGGGTTGCGCCCGTTGCATCGGTTGGGAGAATTAAATCATGGGCAAGTGTTAGGTCATTGGTGGTTTTGTTAAAGGTAAGGCCCGCGTCACCGCCGAATGAACTACTGTCGTTGAATTGAACTTGAGTATC